TGTCTGTTTTCCCCGCAATAACTCCAAATTCAGTCGACTACGACTTTGGCGTGGCACAAGTAAGTGAGTATGAAGCTTTTGGCCTAGGCCCAATAATATTTAGACATACAAACTCTATTAACAACCAGAAGTTCAGCCTGAAATACCAGGGGCTAAATCAGGCATCGATTACACTACTTCGCAATCACTACGTAGATAATTCTGGGACGGCTGGTCAGTTTGCAGTACCTGCAAAAACTTTTGGAGACATTGATCTTATTGATAGTACTGCTGTTTATAGATATGAACAGACTCCGACTGAGGAGCATACTGGCGCTGGCCTCTATAGCATCACTATTTCTTTGCGTGCCTTAACGGGCGTAATTCTTGAGTTTGTGCTCAATGGCGGCAATGCTACGCTTCCTTCAGAAGAATCCGTGGATAAATACGTTTTTGTTGGGACGTCGCCGCTTATCTTGAACGGATCTGACGCTGCTACAGCTACACTGATTTTAGATGGTAACTAGGTCGATTCATGCCTGGAACTGAGTTAAAGGTTCAGATGCAGCAGCGCCGCGACACTGCGGCAAATTGGACTAGCGCAAATCCAACGCTGCTTAATGGCGAGTTTGGCTATGAGACTGACACTGGGAAACTAAAGGTTGGCGACGGCAGCACGGCATGGAGCAGCCTGGCCTATGAACCGGGTTTTTCGCTTTCTGCTTATCCGTTAGCCACCTCAGATATTGCAGACGATGCGATCACTGGTGCCAAGCTGGCTAATGACATCACTATTGCCAATGACCTGATTGTCACAAATAATTTAACTGTTAACGGCACTACAACCACAATTGACACAACCACTTTGGTTGTTGAAGACAAGAACATTGAGATGGGGGCAGTTTCGACTCCTACAGATGTAACTGCTGACGGCGGCGGAATCACGCTCAAAGGTGCAACAGACAAAACGATCAATTGGGTTGATGCCACTGATGCTTGGACGCTTAGCGAGCATGTAGATATTGCCAGTGCCAAAGAGTTTCGGATTGCTGGAACAAAAGTTTTAGACGCAACCGGCTTGGGCAGTGCTGTTGTTAGTTCTAGCTTGACCAGTGTTGGAACGATTGCAACTGGTGTTTGGAACGGCACGCCAATTGCAACGGCTTACATTGCAGACGATGCGGTGACGGCTGCAAAGCTTGCAAACACTTCTGTTACAGCTGGCAGCTACACACTAAGCAGCATTACTGTTGATGCTCAGGGCAGACTTACAGCAGCATCAAGCGGAACGGCTGCAGATACTGACAAGATCATCGAGGGCAATACAGAGGCGGAAGTCGTTGACACGGGGTCAGACGGTCACTTTAAGGTAACGACGGAAAACGTTGAACGATTCCGCATTGGTCCTGCAGGTCAGATTGGAGTTGCTGGAGCGAATTACGGCACATCCGGCCAAGTTTTAACGAGTGGTGGCCCGTCAGGTGCGATTAATTGGGCTGCGGCTGCGGCTGGAGCGACTGGGGGCGGAACAGATGAGTGGGCGCTAGAGCATGACAACACGATCACGACGACTTACGCGATTGGAACGGGCAAAAACGTAGTTTCTGCTGGCCCCATAACGGTCAATGCAGCTGCGACGATCACTGTTCCTGCGTCATCTACTTGGGTGATTCTTTGAGAGGAGCTAGAATAACGACAATTGTCCTACAGCTAGCTTAGCGATGGCGTTTGGAACAGTAAAAGTTGATTCAATAACGACTAGCACCAAGACGGTGACGGTTGACAATTTGACAGAGAACGGGCTTACCTCGTCTTCTATTGGCAACACTGTGCAGGCGTTTGACGCTGACACTGCCAAAACAGACACAACACAAACCTTTACGGCAGCACAGCGAGGAACGATTACAGCGTTAACCGATGGAGCAACCATTACTCCTGACTTTGCTGCATCAAACTTTTATTCTGTAGTCCTTGGCGGTAACCGCACTATTGCTAACCCAACCAATATTACTGCTGGTCAAGGTGGCGCAATCTTTATTGTGCAAGATGGAACAGGTTCACGTACTGCAGCGTGGGGATCTTTTTGGGACTTTGCTGGTGGGACAGCTCCAATTTTAACTAGTACCGCTGATGCTGTTGATCGTGTGGATTATGTGGTGAGGTCTGCTACCTCAATCCACGCAGTCTATACTGGTAATTATTCATGAATGTATTTACTAATAGTGCCTTAGCTGGTGCATCCGGTCAGGGTGGTGGTGGCTATGAGATTCAACGTTCCTTGAGATTCAATTCAGGTGATTCGACAAAACTTACTAGAACTCCTTCGTCTGCAGGTAATCGCAAAACGTGGACATGGAGTGGCTGGACTAAAAGAACTATATTAGGAGGCCGTACTTTTATTTTTTCTAATGCTAGTTCAGGTGGTGTCAATGGCCTGCTTTGTGAATTTCTAGGCGGTAATACTCTTCGCGTTAACAATGTCAATGGTAGTGGTACAATCGTATCAGGCAAAACAACAACACGCCTATTCCGAGATACTGCTGCTTGGTATCACTTAGTCATTGTTTTTGATTCAACTAACTCTACAGCTGGGGATCGTTTAAGAATTTATGTAAATGGTGTTCGGGAAACTACTTTTTCAATTTCAACTGATCCAGCATTGAATGCTGACGGTTTCTTTAACACAACAGCCCTAACAGCTGTTGGCTGGGGTGGTTCGCTGACAGCGACACAGGGGTTTAACGGCCAAATGGCCGAAATACACTTTATCGACGGTCAAGCATTAACTGCATCTGACTTTGGAGAATTTGACAACAATAATGTATGGCAACCTAAGGAATACAGTGGTGGTTCTTACGGCACTAACGGGTACTACTTTGACTTCTCTGATAACAGTTCTGATGCTGCATTAGGTACTGATAGTAGTGGTAATGACAATGATTTTACAGTTTCTAACTTAAGTGTTGCTGCAGGTGTAGGTAATGACTCCCTTCGTGATTCACCTACTAATGGTACGCAGACAGATACTGGTATTGGTGGTGAAGTTGTTGGTAATTATGCAACGTTAAATGCATTAATTGCTGACACCGCTGTTGCTTTAAGTAACGGAAGCTTAAATTACATATCAACATCAAACTATACCGCTGCATTTGCAAATATTGGGATGACTTCTGGTAAGTGGTATTTTGAAGGAACTGTCACTAATCGTGCTGGTGATGCAATTCTTGGTATTTCTAATAGTCTTGTTTCAAGTCACTACATAGGGACTGCCTCCAGTGGCGAGTATTCATACGGAGGGGTTGGTGGTGCCATATACCCTCCGGCTACATCCACCGGTTATGCAACATATACTACAGGTGACATTATATCTTGTGCGTTTGATGCAGACAACGGGGAGCTTTATTTTGCAAAAAACGGTGTTTGGCAAGCAAGCAGTGACCCTGCAAATAACACCAGTCCTTCTTTTAGTGGTTTAACTGATACGCCTTATTTCTTTGGCGTTACAGCAGGTTTAAATGGAAACTGGGACGTTAACTTTGGTCAACGCGCCTTTTCGTATACCGCACCAAGCGGCTACAAATGCCTATGCACAGCCAACCTACCTGATCCAACGATTGAAGATGGTTCAACAGCGTTTGAAACAGCAATATGGACAGGAAACAGTGCAACCCGAACAATTAGTGGATTAAACCATGAACCAGATTTAATATGGATCAAGAATAGAACTAGTTCCAGCAACCACTCAGTTCAAGATTCTGTTAGAGGTTTTACAACAGGTAAGAAGCTTAGTTCTAATAATGGGTGGGCAGAAGGTGATTCTACCAACTTGCCTGATTGGGCGGGTTATGTAAGCGGAACTACCTCCGATGGATTTACGCTAGCTAAAGACGGTACAAATGCTTCTAATGAATGGTTGCATACAAACAAGAGTTCTGATGCATATGTCGCCTGGACTTGGGATGCTGGGTCTTCCACGGTAACTAATACTGACGGCAGCATATCTGCAGAGGTACGTGCCAACCCAAGTGCTGGGTTTTCGATTGTTAGCTATACGGGCACGGCAGCTGCAGCAACTATTGGTCACGGTTTAAATGCCGTACCAAGCATGATAATGGTTAAAGCCCGTGATGTAGCTAACAATGGCGCTGTTTATCATATCGACTCAGACGCAACAACTCCTGAAGACAATTATCTGAGACTATTTTCTACTAGTGGTGATGTGGTTGCAGGTGCTTTTACTGGCTGGAACAGCACCGCCCCAACTGCAAATGTTTTTTCCGTTGCTAACCAGGCTCGCGTAAATGCAGCTAATGATTATGTTGCCTACTGCTTCGCACCTGTCGAGGGTTACAGCGCATTTGGTAGTTACAGCGGCAATGGAGCTACAGATGGACCGTTTGTATATCTAGGCTTTAGACCTGCATTTGTGATGGTTAAAGCTCGTAATCAGACCCAAAGTAACTGGGTAATTTTAGATGATAAAAGATCTGAGTTCAATCCTATGTATGATTGGTTATATCTAAATGCCACTCGACATGAGTATCCTTCTTCTACTCAAACGTCTGATTTTACTTCTAACGGATTTAAAATTCGTCACTCACAAATATATTTTAACGCTAATAACAAGGAATATGTTTACGCTGCCTTCGCAGAACACCCCCTCAAATCGAGTAGAGCGAGATGATCGCTTGACCGATAAACTGCAAACACCGCTCCAAACTTATGCCTTACAAGCTCGGTGACCGCACCCTTCCTCTTGATGTGGCGTGGGAACACAATTCAGTTCAATACCCTGCTAACTGGTTGCGGCTTTCTACAGAAGAAGACCGCACCAGCATTGGCATTACATGGGAAGCCTCAAGCGTCCAGAGCTGGGACCAAAGGTTCTATTGGTCGCCAACGCTCGCAAAGCAGCTAGACGACAAAACAGAAACTGTTGATGGCGTTGAAGTCAAAACTACAGGCCTAAAGACGTTATGGAAATCAACGCAAAATGAGGTTGCTGGTTCGTTAATTGCCCCGTCTGATTGGCGCATTATCAAAGCAAAAGAAACAAGCTCCAACATCCCTTCAACTTGGAAAACCTACAGAGCTGCAGTCCGTACGTCATGCAACACGCGTCAGACTGAAATTGACGCTTGCAGCACTGTTGACGAGCTAAAGGAATTGTTGTTTGGATCGGCAACGATCACGCGCCAGAAAACAGACGCTGAGGGAAATGGTGTTGTGGATGGCGATGGCGATGCTGTAATGGAAACGGTCGCTAACCCTGCGATTGCGACTTCATGGCCTACGGAGCCTTCCTAATGCAAAAACCTGATCCAATGATCCCTGGTAAGCCTGGAGCGGAAGACGTTAACCGGCAGGCGTGGATAGAGGCCCTGTACCGATATGAAGGCCGCGACGATAAGGACCATCCAATGCATGGTCTTTATACAGGGCTAATGAACAAGCATTACAACACGATGAGCGTTAATGACGAAACCCAGCGGTTCTTCCGAGATTGATTTTGTAAAAGGCAAGCCAAAAAAAACCCGCCAAGGTAATGGGAAGCATTCCAAACCGTCCCATGGACGAAAGCCGCTAAGGGGTCAAGGCAAGTAAGCTTTGAGTGGTTTTGCTTAGTTTCATGATCAAATCTTTATCTTGCACTGCGGCTGCTCTTGCTTTTGGAGCGTCTGCTGCTGTTGCTGGCCCTTACATCAATACAGAAGCTAACCTCGGCTGGTCTGGAACGGACTTTTCAGGCAGCGTTACTGACTTGCATTTGGGTTATGAGTACAGCGAAGGCCCTTACAGCGTCTACCTGCAAGGAGGGCCTGCGATCGTCCAACCTGACGGCGGAGACAGTGATGTCGAGTTCTCAGGGAAGCTGGGCGGTTCTCTAGCCGCTAGCGAATCATTCAGTGTCTACACCGAAATCTCTGGCATCACTGGTGATGACGAGAACAGCTACGGCGGCAAGCTCGGAGCAAAGTACAGCTTTTGAGCTAAAGTCTGACTGACTGAGCGTCGGGCTCAGTCGGCAGTTGGTGAATGCCCCTAGTAACCTCACACTATTAGGGGTTTTTTCATGCAGAAAGTTTTCAACGTGATCAGCGTTTTGTCATTCGCCATGAGTGGAGCGTTGGTCGGCACTGGCCTCTACGCTTTCAGCAAGCTGCCAGAACTGAAACAACAGGCAATAGATGAAGCTAAGGCTCTGGTCGGTGAGTTAGTTTCTGGAGCGGTGACAGATGCGATGCCAGGTCAAGTCAAAGACATGATCCCTGCATTGCCAACTGAAACTGGTCCTGCTTTACCTTTTTAATGTCAGATCTGATCAATTCCCCGTCCCATTACAACCAAGGCCGAGTCGAGGTGATTGAAGTAATTGAGGACTCAGTGAGGGACGCTGATGATGCTGTTAGCGGTTACCTGCTGGGTCAGACACTCAAGTATTTGCTGAGGATGTGGCACAAGGGTGATGCACTCCAGGACGCAGGCAAAGCCAGTTGGTATTTGGATCGTTTGATCGCAAGATTGCAGGGCAATGCCTGAAGTTCGCACTATTGGGATCAATGCACCTGAGATCCCAGAGTTGCGGACTTGGATGGTTCCAGGAAGTTCAGCCATTCCAGAAGCACCGCCCGTCACTTTGCAGCTAGGCGTCCCAATCGTCCAAGTGCCTGGTTGCATTGAGGCGAACCAGGACAACAACAAGTCTGGGACGTTGATCATTGATGATCCCAGAAGCGCCCAGACGTATTGCGATGGGACGATGCCATCGTTTGATCCGTTGGACTATAGGGCTCAGGATTTAATTTTTACGCCTAGGGCTGGGCTACCTGCTGCGGGTTCTCCTAAGAAGCAATTGCCTCCACCGTCGATCACGCCTCCACCGATTAAACCGGTAACGAAGGAGGATAAAGACTTGCGTTGCCCTCCGCTTAGAGCGAAGGAAGTAGGTACGTTGGTCCAAGGCGGTCGAAAGCGTATATCTGGCTATGAAGTGAAAGAAGATAAATGCGTGACAATTTACGAAGAAGTTCCTTTAGGCGTTCAGGTTATGGCAGCCGTACCAACTTTGCCGCAAGTAACTAAGACCGGATCGATTGCGTTTGTTGCTACTTCAATGGCTATAGCTACTCCGTTTCTTATCAAGCTGGTCAAACCAACTGTCAAGAAGGTGATGAAGAAGGTCCAAAAAATTCTTGCTAAGAAGACTAAGGTTTTGTCTGTATCTGAGCGGCAGAAAGCTCAGCGGGCATCACGGAAGTGATTTTGTGCTTATGGGGTAGCACTTGGCCTGGCTTGGGTCTCAGGATTACATCAGCGCAAACTGAGAAGTAAGGAGAGCGAGGATGGAACTCAATGCCTTTTTGCTTGAGTTCTCCGCAGTTCTTAAGCCTTGCGATTTCAAAGTCAAGCCGTTTATTGGCAAGATGCTGCTCTTGTAAGGCAATCTGAGCATCAGCAGCTTCCTTACACCGAGCCTGCAAGCCTCTATCAAGGGGAATTGTTAATTGCAGGGCAAGCCCGCCTGACCAGTTGTGCGAATCTTTCTGGCCAGTTCTTGTTGGCATTGTATAAAGGACGGATCCTGGATTATCCGGTAACTTATCGCCATCAAAATCAGAAAGATCATATACAGGCTCGTCATAATAAGCTTCGTACGGTGTTTGGAAAGATTGCGAAAGATTTGCATATGGACTAAACGTCAGAGTTGGTCCTTGGCATTGGATGCCTCCGCCGTAAGTATTTTGTATGGCGTTGCCGTTCATGATCTGTACGGCTTGATTTGTAACCGATCCAGAGGAGGTTGCTGTTGGAGCGGCAGTAGCCGACACGCCACCAATCGTTTCGGCGTGTACTGGAGCGGAAAGTATTACTGAGAGAAGACCGAGACAGTATCGGTAATAGATTCGACCTCCGTAGAACGCTGCACGGTCGTTATATTTGAAAGCCCCGGTCCGCTGTAAGTTTCTACGAACTGGAATGCTGCTCCTGGTGTGACAAGTGTCCAATTGGGCTTCTGTCCTGTTTTGAGTGCCTTCCATGAATCAACCGTTGTTGTGCCTGGGGTCATGCTTGACCCTGAATGTTGAACGTTTTGACCAGAGACAGAGTATTGCCAACCGGTGGCATAATCTTCGCTGACAATTGTCTCAGTGACTTTTGATTTGGTCTCAGTGTGACTCGTCATTGAGCCACTAGAGAAATTCGGGACCACTGGAACCGCATGGGCTGCTGGAGCGAGCAGAAGCAAAAGAAATAAAGCTCGCATTCATCTCACCGTTAGTTCTGTCACCACTTGGCCTATGGCAGTCGTGCCAGCACCACCAGCAGTAAGCGTAATTGCGTGATCAGATGAAATCGTGCCCGCTAAAGATCCAGCCACTCCACCGGCAGTTGTCGTTGTGTTCCCGAGCATTGGCAAGCTAGGCGTTACACCGGCTGTGACCGTAGTAGCTGAGGGCGTTGCATCCCCTTCAATGAAGCTTTCGCTATAGCTGAAAGCGTTTCCTGCTGTGGTTACGCTCCAAGCACCAGGGGTGTAGCCGACTGCGCTGCCAGCCGTAAGGCTGCCCAATGTTGGAGCGGTGCCAAGGGTGACGTTGTTGCCAGAAACAGAAAGGGTGCTTCCAATCCTTGATGCCTGAGAGGCTGCGCCGTCAACAGTCAGCTGAATACTGGATTGGATCTTGTGGCTTATATCGGCGTGAGCTGCTGGGGCAAAACTCAACGCAATCGCTAAAAGAGCTAGACGTTTCATTTTGTTGGAGGCGTTTTTACGGGTGGCTCAACTTTAGGTGGTGTTTTCTTCTGTTGATTAGCGGATTTGCGTTCAATGCCAAAACTTGCCATTGCCCCCGTCAGCAGACTGGCCACGAACGTATTGTCCATTTTCATTTGAGGGAAAACCCCTAAATAAGAAATGGTCAGCAATGTTGCGCTCCAGATCAAAACAGAGCACTTAACAAGGTCTGACGTTGAGAAGCCTTCCTTTTCTTCATTCTCCTTTGGATCTGCCATGATTGGTTCAAGCGTTTAGTCGAGCGGTGATCGAGGTCTTAGCAGCTGTAGCAGGAGCATCGGTCGGTGTAGCTGGCCTAGGGATC